ATCAACAGAACAATCATAAATTTTAACTGGTTTATCTTTATGTGCCATTTCTCCTAATGTTGACCAATTATTTCTCAAAGCTATATGCGTTAATGTAACATTTTTCCATTTCTTTTTATATATATATATTCTTTCTACAATTTCATCAATTGTTGCATTAGCTTCATAAAGCTCTTTAACGGTTTTGCTAAAATTATTTTTTTCAGATTGTGTATTTGGTTTATATCCTAAATGTTCATTCAATGTCATTCTTATTTTATTTTTTCCTTGTTTTTCTGCTTGCTTCAAAGTATGACTATCGTTAATTGGCTTTAGTTTGTAGTCTGTTTGCGAACTAGCGTCCTGTTCATTATTGAACTGCCCCCCCAGTTCATCCGTAATATATTTAACTACATATAAATTGCTTGTTTGTCCATCTTTTTCGTCATAACGTGGCTTTACTTCTATGGCACCAATTTTTTCTAATTCTTTTAATGCTCTTTTGACAGCACTTACTGATTTATTGCATTTTTTACCTATTGTTAAATGACTTGGAAAACAACTTCCATTATCTTTATCGGCAAATCTACACAATGCTGAATACACACGTAATGCCCCATCAGATATATTTGATTCAGTTATCCATTCTGGTATAATGGAAAAGTAGAATTGATTTGTTATTTTCAATTTTTCGCCTTTCAGTTAAGTTATAAACAGCAGGAACAATTATAAAAATACCTGCTGTTTATTTATTGTAATTAGCTATCGATACTTTTTTTATTAGATAAATCAGCAACAATTTCAGTAATATTTTCTTTATCTACCATATTCAGTTCTTTGTGATCGGATGGCTTTTTTTCATCAATTTCTTTTTTGGAAGCTTCCTTTTTATTCGGCTCTAAATAAGATGGTAACCATGCTTGAGTATCATATAATTCGATCCCAATTCCGAAACGCATTCCACATCTTTTAATTGCGTCTGATATTGCCTCTTTACCACGTTCCCCATTATTTAATATTTTAATATTTTTAGTTGGGTCTGGATTATAAAAAGGTTTATCACACATTCCCATTTCACTAACAGTTCTATAATATCCATCTATTGTTCCGCGAACTGTATAAGTTACACCAGTTAATATTTGTTTTTCTTCGCCAGTTTCTGGATGAGTAAAATTATCATAAGTGTAATTACTTATTTCCATTTGAACGTCTGGAATTAAAGCAATTAATCTCTGAGTAACTTGTGTGTGTTCCACATAAGCAATTCCATCTTTTTTATAACCTACTTTTAATTTTTTTACAAAATCATTACCCCATTTTTTAGAAAGTAATATTTGTGTGTTTCTTATTTTTTCCATATCTATTTATTCTCCTTATATCTTTTATCTATAATGCCGATAGTTTCATACCAATCATTAAAAGTATTTAAATCCCATAATGGTCCTTGTTCCAAAATATAATCTGGCTCTGGCAATCTTTTATGAAATTTATATTGTGCTACTTTTTTTCTATCTACATTAATAATTTGTGCTATTTCACTAATGCCAATAGGTATTATTGGTAATAACTTTTCTTTATTTGTCAATATATTTCCTTTTACTATGTGGTCTAAATTGGTTAGGTGTGTTATATAAACGGGCAAACGATACTAACCAATAAAGACCTACTTAAATATCTTATTGAATGTCTATGACATTTTATGAATATCATAACCGAAATTTTGCAAAACTTCATAACAAACATTTTCTAAATCATCTAAGTTAAAACTAACTATTCCATTATTAGTTCCATCAGGCATTGCTATGTGAATGAAAGGTTTACTTCCAGTACCAATAGCTTTGTGTGCAATGTCGCTTTGTTGTTTGCCTTTATTAAAAGCATTTACTAATGGTTGTATTTGTTTTCCAGATTTAACCTCTACTCTAAAATTAACTTGCCAATTTTCTTCATGTCCGTTTTGAGCCATGTATTTATTGTCTGGAATTTTTAAAACTTTTTTTACTGTATTTTGTTTTCTTCTGCCTTTATTTTTATTTCTTCTTCCTACGCATTTTGGACATTTACAAATATTCTTTTTTTTATTAGTTCTTTCACATAAACCGATAGCATTTCTTTGTGAATTTTTTTCACTTAAACTGCTAGGCATATTATTTTCTTGTCCTTTTCTAATTTTCCATTCAGTAAAAGTTTCATCTTTTCTTATATCAAATTCTCTATTATTTTTACGATCGATTCTAGCCATCATTTCCTCCATATTCAAAAGTGTAAGTTGTTACTAAATGCCTAAACGCATTGAAATATTTTACATTATTAGCACGACCGAAATTGTTTTTATAAGCCAATTTTCTTTCTTTTTCTCCGTCATAATCTATGACTTTTCTATTTAAGCTGTGTTGTGCGTGTTTCATATTTCTATCCATTGATTTGAATATCCATTTATCGCTTTTTTTCAATGACGCATACATAGGTGCAGAACTAAATTTACCCCAAACAGAATAGCCTTTTTCTACCATGTCTTTAGCTGTAATATTTAGAAATTTAATTCCCAATCCAAAACCGCAATAATCGGGATGAATAACTAATCTATTAAAGTGCATTTTAAATTTTTTAGTTCCTTTTCCAGAGCTTCTTCTTCTTGGTACATAATTATTAAAACTAATAAAACCTATCTGAGTATCTTCATGAAATAAACCATAATGTTGATTAATTCCACCAACTAACCGATCGTTTAGATAATGATACTTGCTAAAGTATTTCCAAGTGGCTCCTGTTGTTGGCTTAACTGTGAATTTGAGCTTTTCTTTTTTTTTTTTCGTTTTGAGATAATTCTCGTCTATCTTCATAACTTTGTTTATTACAATCAATAATCCAATCTGGATTTAGCCATTCAATAATATCGTAATGACATGCAACTAATATTATTTTTTTATTATTTTTTCTTGCATGTTTGCTAATACTGTGGCTCATAACTTTAGCAACTGTTCTATCTACTACGCTTGTCCATTCATCTATAATTGTTAAATTAATATTATTTTTTGCCATTTGTAAAGCACATTCTGCCCTTGCTTTTTGTCCATTAGATAAAGTATATGCTGGTCTTATCCAACACGGAACAGAGGTTAATCCAACACCACTTAGCATTGAAGCAACTTCATCATAAGAATATTCTTTTGGAAATTGGTCTATAACAGCTTCATCATTTTTTAGTAAAGTTTTAAAACAATCTTTGCCAAATATTTCTTCGGCTAATGTAGTTTTTCCAGAGCCACTTGCACCTACAATTAATCCAACATTGTAATCAGTAGTAATATCCGCTGATATTTCTAAATTGTGTTCGCTTTTTTTTTCCATATCAATGTCTAAACTTTGTCCAGCTTTTACACCACGAAAACTTTTTACAACATCACTTTTTAAATGAACTTCATATTTTTTTAATTTAGTAGTCGGCAATTATAACCTCTTTCTTGTAATTCTTCAAAAAGATTTTCTTGTTGACGTTCATCATCTGCCGTTACAATAACTAAATATTGTGGCTTATAAGCATTTTCTTCTGGGTCACTTATATCATTATTAGTATGTTCTAATTCTTGTAAACTTTCTATAAATTCACTCAAATCATAAATACCTATTCCAGAATTCAAATCAACGTCAGCGTCAGTTAATTCGTTAACCATGTTTTTAAGCTTTTCATTGTTCCATTGTCCAACTTCTGTTAATTTATTATCAGCTATTATATATGCCATTGCTTCATTTTCATTTAAAAAAGCTTTGTTAACTGTTGGCACTTGCCATTTGTTATCAATTTCTATTATTCCACTTGGTGTTTGTTGATTTCTTTTTTTTAAATATATTAAAGCTTGCAATCTTCCATGACCCGCAACCAACATATTTGTGTTGCTATCTACAATTAAAGGATTAGTAAAACCAAACCTTTGAAAAGAACGTATTATTTCTTCTACGTCATGTTCTTTTGGATTTTTATCATTAGGTATAATGTCATCAATGTTGACATATTTTATTTGGTGTTCTGTCATAATTAAAGCTTAGCAGAATTTTTTTTTTTTGATTTTTTTTCGATCACAAGTTCATCATCTAAATCATCTAAAATAATTTCATCAAACCACATTGCAACATGCCTTACATGTCATTAAATATACCCCATCAAATAAGCCAAAATATTCTTTATTTAACACATATTTTTTGTCCATAAACTTTTTAAAATATAGTTTTTTATTGCATAATTTACAACAATTCCAACCAGATAATGTTTTTATTAATTCATTCATTTATACTCCAACATTTTTTACTTGCATTCCAATGGTGCCAACCATCATTATAAACTAACCAACTTGCTGTTTTTGTGGAAACTTCTATATCAAAGGGATCGGAAAATAATTTTAGTTTTGGTGTAAGCCATGCCCAAGTTTTATCATTAAATTGCCATATACCTTTATCAAATGTTTCATTATTATTTTTATTTAAAGCATATTGTTGTCCAGAACTTTCGCACCAAATTACTCTTAACGCTTGTTCCACATCATGAATTTCAAAATTATCTAAAACTATTTGATGATAATTGGAAGTATTATCTATAATTTCTTGTCTTTCAACACAATCAAAATATATATTTAAAGTATTAGGAAATATCGGCTCTGTTATCAGACAACCTAGCACCAACTCTAATAGCATTTCTTTTTTCCCATAATGTAATATTAAATCTGCAACTAGACAATTTGCAGACTAATGAGCCCTGAATACTAAATAATTCAGACCCACAACTTAAACAAATGGTATTCTTTGCCATAATTACCTAATCTTATTTTAATCAGATATTTATTTCAATTCAAGGTTTATAAGATATTCGCTAGTAACACCTAATCCATCTTTACCAAAAAGTAAATATTGACATGGTCGCCCCATACTTGCGAGCTGTTCTTGTGCAAACGTATTATAACTTTCTGTGCTTCCATTAATCCATAATCTGACGTCATTAATATATTGAGTATTTGGTGTATGATAATGACCTGCACAAGCATAATTAAAATCTTCCATCATTCCAGCACTTGCTAAAGCTTTCCATCCTAATATTTTTTTACCAAATCCATACCATGGAAAACCACCAAAACCACGTACTTGGTCTCCGTGAAATAACATAAATTTAAGACGTTCTCCTAAATCTGCTACTTCATACCAATTTCTTTCGCCCTCGCCATCTGGAACACTAAATGAAATTCTTTTTTCATCTTCAAATGCCATTTCTACAATTTTATAAAGCATTCTATCAGCGTTAGTTTCGGGGTTATATGATCGACGACTCTTTCCACCCAAAGCACCATGATTACCAATGACAAAATGACATTGAACTTCTTCAAATTCTGCTAACAATTTATTTAAAAATCCAATCATAATTCTAGGCCCATCAATAATTACTTGCCTATATAAAGAGCTGTCTATTAAATGTTCTTGTCCAGGAAATATTAATTCGCCCTCTACTATATCCCCCAAAGCAAATACCGCTATTTTTTTAACTGGGTGGGCTTTTCTTTGTATTTTTGCAATATCACAAATTTTGTCTGCATAATATAAAACGCGTTGTTCAGCTACTTTTGAATTATAATCTGGGGTTACTTTGGCTAATTGTATATCACTAAATAAAGCAATAGCAATTTCTTCATTTACTTTTCTACCATCCTTTTTAGGCGCTTTAATTTTCGGTATTTCTAATAAGTGCATATTAGATTTTACTGCGTCTTGAATGGCGTTAACGTAGTCTTGTTTTTTTTGTTTAGTTCTTTCTAATTGTTTTAAAATTTTTCTATTATTTTGTTTAAGTTCTAGATTTTCAACTTCTAATTTTGCATAATGTTCAACTGCGAAAGCGTCAAATTCTTTTTTGGGTTTATTTTTCGGCATGTTGTCCTAAATAATCAGAAATTGTTTTTGGTGCAATTGTCCATCCACATTCATTTTGTAACCATTTAATAATTGCTTGTCTTGGAAAACCCATATTTAATTTTTCCACAGCTGTTGCAAATTGTTCTTGACGTTCTGGCGTTTGTGCATAATATGCTTTATTTGGATTATTTTCCAAAATTTCTGGATTATTCTTTATGTATTCATCAAAACTTTTCATAGTGTTCTAATTTAATAATAGCTAAAAAATTAAGAATGTATTGTAATTAGATATAAAATTTAGATAATTTGTCTTATTGGATTGTTATTATATTAAATAATAATAATTGATATTTTCAATTTTTATTTTTCATATACGTACATTATGAATGTGGACTGTAAAAAGTACCAATAGAGGCATTGCTCTTAATTAAAAACTTTGGTTATGCCTCTACCACATTTACATTAAAATTGTAATTAAAGTAGCAATAGAAATTCCAGCAATTATCCAACCGTAAATTTCTTGTCTTGTTGGTCTGGTAGCTAAATCTTTTTGCAATTGTTCTAGTTTTTCGAATATTTTATCAATATCTATCATAATTTTGTTAGTCATTTCTTTTTGTGTAAATCCGTTATCAGTCATGATTTGCATGTCCGTGTTTATAACTACATATAGTTATATATGTACCTTTACTGTTTTTTGTTGTTTTACATTTAATGTCCATGATTATTTGCCTCTAAATAAGCTAATCTAGTTTTTAAATCATTAAGTTCCCACATATTATTATTAACAGTTTGAACTTGTGTTTCCATTCTAGTTATTGAATCATTAAGTTCTTGATATTCCCATTTTTCTAATAGGTAATATCTATCTAAATCAAAGCCACCATCTCTAACTTGTTGTTCTAAATTATATAGGTTAGCTTGTAAAGTAGCCATTTCTTCATTAAACCTGCCTACATTTTGTGCGGCGATTTCTAAATCTTGTATTTTTTCATAAAGTACGGCTATATCGTTTTGAACGTATGTGCTTTCTTTAAGAGAATTAAATTCATATTCGATCGTGTTCATTCTTTCGTCAATGCCTTGTAAAGTGGTTACTAATTCTCCAGCTGTTGACAATCCAGTACCAATAGTTCCCATTAAAGCGAAAGCAGTAGCTATAAGACCTATATTTTCTTTAATTTTTTTAATCATAAGCTATTAATAGGGCAATTTGAACAAATTCCAGAACATAATCCACATATCATGAAGTACCACCGATCCTCCAAATTATTTCTGTTATAGAATTATCAATGCCAGATATA